AGCTAGCCCAGATTGGTGTTGGGAATACTTCGGTTGTATATCCGCATGATCTGCGTGCTCCAGGTGCGCTACCAGCGTCGTACCAGATCTTATCTTTTACATTAAATATAATTGCGTCGGTACACTCAGTAGCGTCGCCACGTGGATAAAAAAACCAGATCTCATTATACCGAGGTACTTTAGTGGCCCATACCTTTTGGCGCTGTACGAAGTTGAGGTTGTCAAATAGCCAGTTTACGTTCTTATCATTTGGCAGTACAGAGACCGCACCATTGTATTGGTAGAAGCGGTCGACACCCATCCAGTAAAATATTCCATCCATCTCAACAAAACAGGAGGATGATATGGTAGAGATCTGGCTAGAAATAATATCATAGCGCCAGTACAGCGGAGTCGTGCCAGTAAACGAGACACGGATTAAACTATCGGTTGCCCAGAACAATCCAGACGGTGAGTTGGTACCACCGCGCACCGGTATACCCTTAATGATTTTGGACGAGGCCATGTTGACCTGGTTAGATGTTGGTCCGTTCCAATCGGTAATTGTCTGCTGGTTGTATGTTGATAGCGTTGTATTTGTGTTGACGTTGTTGTTGGCAATAAACCCATCTGACCCATATACAAAAGTGTAGGGATACAGCACGCACACACCACCATCTACCATGATTGGGCGATAGGTTGGGTTTTGACCACCAGTATCTGCCAATCCTTGGAAGTTCCACTCATTAGAAGAGTTTGGTAACAACCCACCAGTTAGTACTTGGGTCTGAATGGCGTTGTCAATGTTTGCTAGGTTCTGACCTGGGTGTGCTAACACTTGTAACGATCCACCCGCAGGCGAGTACTGTAAGTCAAACTGCCACAGCAGATTAGGATCAGGTGTAAATGTCTCATCATACAACGACACCGTTGTTGGTGATCCAGCAATGCTTGACGGTGTTACAATTACCGTAGTATTTGGTGCTGTGTAAGATGAACTAACTACCGTTGTTTGTGTGGCAACATTATTATTAAAGATGACTTTCATGCCGGCGGGGAACGCCGCGGTCACATTGGTTGCCACAACAAACTGACTAACCGTATTTGATACTAATGTAAATGGCGAGTAGCCAGGTAAAATATTTACAGTAAGCGGACCACTGCCAACACCAAACGTAGTGCCTGTTGTAAATACTTCTAAACCGTATTGGTTGCCAACAAATACATAGTTAACGCCATTAAAGGAGTTGGCGATCATGCCACGGGGGATACCTGTAAACGTTGCGAACAGTTCACGGTAGCCACCTATTTTTCTAGGGGTGCCACGTTGAAAACGGCACCATTCTCCGTCACTAAACTCACGTGACTCAAATATTGTGCCGTCTCGTTTTATTCCTGCCTGTACGCGAAGCGTGTAGACCAGATTATACTGGTCTGGTAACTTGTTTTCCCCAGCCATTAGAACGTCCCGCCACCAATTAACCCTGCGTTAAATGTTGCTGGTGTTGATACCTGTGGGCTTAGTGTGTTGGTATTATCTAGTCTTAACATATTAGTTGAGTTAGCCGATAGACCAAGTACGTTAGTTCCAACTAAGTACATGCCCGTGTTGGTGTTGCTAATAAACGAATGAGATGGTGCCGCGGCGGATCCATTAATTCCAAGGAATACGTTTGTTGTTGTTTGGCTAATAACATACAGGAAGTTACCGTCGCTTAGAACCAAAGCGATTGAACCGTCGGTTAAACTGATTGGTGTTTGTAAACTGCCAGATACTTTAAATGTGATATTGTAAGATGGCTGATTGGTGTCATTAACCAACACATACAGTTGAGTTGTGGCTGGTAGGGTAACCGCCAAAGTAGTCGAGCGTGTGCCAGATAGTGCGACATACGTTTGGATAATTGGTGCGTATGACACTAAGCTAAACGTGCCACCAATAATAGAGTCTACGTCATACGTTGCGGATGTAAATGTTACGTTGGACGGCACCGACAAACCAACGGTAAAAAAGTTACCCGTTGCTTGCTGGAACATAATAAAACCAGACTCTGCTGGGTTTACATCCAGTGTTGCGCCGCCGTTAATTAATGACGCGCCCTGTGGCGCAAATGTTAATGTGCCAGTACCACTGTTCCTAAACGCAATAAACCAGCCGCCAGTTAAGCTGGTTGAGGTTGGTAGAGTAATAGTGTTGTTACCAGAGGTCCAGACAAACGTACTAGCACGGCTGGCGTTGGTAATAGTTGGGGGAGATGATACTTCGACAATGTTTTGTGTGGTGTTTAACTGGCCAGAAAGAGCCACTAAACCATTTCCAGCTAATGATGCGGCATCGGCCGACGATGTACCAGCACCAAACGTAACGTTTTGCCAGACACCCGCAGAGGTTGAATTATTAGATAGGTAGAAGTATTTAGATACGCCGGCAGGAATTGAAACCGATCCAGTGCCTCCAAAATTTTGGACAGTGAACGCGACGGCGCCAAAGTTACGAATTAAAATATCTGCGCCGGTGGTGCCTTGGTTTGCCTCTGGCAGGGTAATTATTAAACTGGCGACAGACGGTGTGGCGTCAATAATACGAGCCGCTGGTACCTGCTGTGGGTTTACAACGGCTGGCCAGTAGAGCTGTACGTTTGCGCTAAAGCTAAGCGCGTAGTACGATACGTCGGTTGGCTGTACGACTGTTCCGGTAAACGGTGATGTAAATATTGGCATATATTATGGTTCCTGGACCGTAGTATTTCTATCAATACGACGCGAGTTGTCTTCTTTTTTCAACGCAGCTAACGACTCGGTGTAGTATGCTTTCCAAACCGGCAACTTGTCTAAGGCCTTTAAATAGCCCTGGGCCTGTAGTAAGGTACCAAACAACATCGCCTGGGGGCACTCGCGCGTGAACAAGTTGGTCTGGTTGCTAATATCAAGTGGCTGGATTAGGCTATAGTATATAATTTCTACTGGATAGCTTTGGTCTGGCTTTGGCGCAAAGTTCCAGTTGTTATAGTCATACTCACCGTAATATTTTGGTTGTCCGTTGCTAGACTGTGACTGGTACTGCGCAATGTAATCCTGTGAGCGCAATAACATAGGCGCGCCGTTAACCTTCATTGACACCGTCTTACGCCAACGGGCTGGCTTTGCCAGTACGTCTACATTGGTGGGCAATGTAGTCTCCACTACAGTTAATTGTAGTAGCGACTTTAACTCGGCGGCAATAGCTGCCTCGGCCAATCCAATTAGGCTAGGGATCTGTGCAACAAACCCGGCGTCGTCGCGTTCCATATAACGCTGGACGTCCTCTACCAGGTTGGTGTAGGTCATTACGTATGCGCCGCTCATCGTGTATAATAGCTATAGTTAGGTTGGAAGTAAATTGGCGACTTGTCGCGCTCTTCTTGTGCCGCGTCGTATTCTAGTTTAGTGGCCTGTGTCTCTAAGTACTGCACACGGGCCAAGTCAATCTGTGGTAACTGTAATGCTAGTTTGTGTGATAAGCTGGCCTGGATAGAACCAATCCAACGGTTGGGTAGATATAATTCATTTGTTAACGAGCCAACGTCTGGCATCTGTGTCTCAACGATTAACTGAAACACCTGGTAGTTATTGTTTGGTACGGGCCACAAATACATACGTGGCTCAATCAGACGATCAAACCAATACTGCAATGTGCGCTGGCTGGGGAATTGTTTATTGGGGAGGCTCCAGTAGTCATTACGGTTTAGTCTGGCCATAGGGATAACCTGCTGGCTCTGTGCGAACTGGATGGCACGCAACGAGAATGTTGCTAGTGTGTTTCTGTTCTTTAATCTAAAGAAGTAGAACTGCTGAGTGGCGTTGATGCTAAAGTATGCCCACTCACGGTCAGCCAGTGTGGTGGACGGGAACGACTCCCACACCGTCCAGTTTGTTCCGTCGTTGCTGACCTCAAAGTCTAAGGTATAGGTTGCGGTTGTTCCTGGGCAGTACGCATTAAATCCAACATAAAACAGACGTGTCTGATTGCTGTATGCTGCGCCAAAGAAGTTATTACCTAATGAGCTGGTTGCAAATAAATCTAATGTGTCGTTTGCGTCTTGGTCAAACAAATTAACCACGTTTGGGTTTGATGTTGGCAGTAAACCACTATACGATGGGTTGGTAATGTATACCCAGTTTGCCTCACGCACGTCAATCGTGCTCTCTGGCAACGAAATCCACTGCGCGTTTGTTGGAGCACCAACGACTTTGTTTTCTAAAAGCCACAGGTTAACGCCACGGTTAGACAAATTTTGAAGTAAATAGTACAGCGCCTGTTTACCGGCGTCAATATACTCGGGCGTGATTTCTTCTGCCGTCTTACCAGCATCACGATATGCGTACGAGATCAACTGATCTACGTTGATCTTGGTCTGGTTAATTGTACCAGAGTATGACATAAATTAACGTCCTCTGCCGGATGCGCGTTTAGTTACTTTTTGTGGTAGGTTTGGCTTTGCCTTGCCGGCCTTGATAAACTCTTTGCCAACCTTTTTGGGGATGCCAATGGTTGACTTACCAGCCGCTGCTGCATACATTGCCTTCTGTTGCTGCTTAGACTCTATTGGCATATTAGCAGGCCTTTCCGCCTTTTTTATATGAGTATTCGCGTTTTGTACCAGGCTTTAAAATTGGTTGTTCTGTGGTTGGGGTGTCACCCTTGCGTAACAACATATCTTTAAATTTTTTAACTGGGCCCGTGATCATGCCACGAGTTGCGGCGTTTTCTTCTTTAGCCAACTCATCTGTCATCTGTTGTGGTAGTTTACCGGCGGGCATACGAGCACGTTCTTCGTCAGTTACCATGCCGCCGCTAGCATACTTTTTTACTTTACCGCCTTTTTTAGCGTAGCCCATCTTGTTACGGACGTTGGTTGGGAGTTTGGCCAGGCCAGGGTTCTCTTCTGCGTCGACAGATTTTAATGAGCCACCCTCAGCACACTTTTTTACATTGCCACCCTTTTTGTAGGGGGTTGGCTCTGCCATCATAGCGGCGCTTGGAGCTGCGGCCTTTTTGGTTTTGGATAGCTTGATCTTCTGGATGTCTTTAATGTCGCCAGAGTCTTTCTTCATACCAATCGAACCACCCGCCTTGTAGCGACCAACGCAGCCGCCGTCTTTCTTTTTCATGCGGCCACCTTTTTTGAGCTTGGAGAGGTCAGTCTTTTCTCCTGGGTGCTCTTGTTTGTCGTGCATGGCAAACGCCTTCTTGACGACCTTCTTGTCTTGTGCAATATCTTCGCTCATCTCTGACTTTTCAGAGTGGCGTGACTTGTACTTAACAGCACCACCTTCTTTATAGCACTGCATTTTGGGGGATGATTTAAAGCCGTCCATGTTGGTTCCTTCAGGTTAATGGTTCTATATCTACTAATGCAAAATAAGGGGCCTTTACGCCCCGGCCAAGAACAGCGAGCGCTCTATTTGTCTGCGCTTTTTAAGGACCGGCGGGGTGCTCCAGTTAAGGAACGCGTCGCCTGCCTTGTGCACGTTGCCGTCGTTAAAGTGCTTGACGACCTCCGAGCGGGCCATGTTGTCCGGTCCAATGTTATGGCACAGGCTCATCAGGGCGTCGATCTGGTGCCTCTTGGGAGTGCTGTTTAAAGCCGATTCTAGGGCCGTAGAGCACTTTTCTAGGTCACGGTGTAGGATACCTATCACCTCGGCCTCAGAAAGCTCCCTATGGAGCAAATGAGCGTCCTTTTGGCGTATTAGGTGCCCCACGCCAGTCGTCCACTTACCGCCGGCATCTTGGTAGGCGCGGTAGCGCTTTCCCTCAAAGTGTTCAATTAGTTCAACGGTTGAGTCAGCAACCCACTGAAATGGGGTGCTGGCCACGGCCCATTTAGCTAAAGGGTCGTGAAAACACACGCCCCAGACAAGCGCAATCGCGCAGGCGTACACCGCCAGGTGATGTCGTAACATAGAGTCTCCTCGTTAGTTTGCTATATACTAATGCAAATTTATGCTAAGAAAAGGCTCTCGTGCCTGTTTTGTCAATAATAAGCGCCTGTTTACGAGGCGCGGTGTCTTTAGTGTTTGGCACGCTGATATGCGTCCAGGAGCCAAACTCTTCAATGATCTGGTCAAATGGTATTCCTCCATCGATGCAGGCCTGTACGACCTGTTTAGGGGTCAATCCGGGGACTCTGATATCGGCGGCACAACCTAGCCTATGCTGGCTAGTGTCCTTGCTGCCGACAGAGTCGTTAACTGGTTTAGAGCGAAACGCTGAGTTTACAAGGATCGGCTTGTTAAGTAGCGATCTGACCTGTTCTAGTAACTCTGCGGTGCGTACTAGGTTAGCCGTCTCGGTGGCGTTTGGGGTGTTGTCTAGACCCTTGCGCTGTGCCACCTCGCTGGCGGTTAGTTCTTCTAGTGTAAAGTTAGGGCTTAGGTTCATTCTTGCCTTTCTTCATTTCCATTATCTTTTCCAGCGAGCGACCGCCAAAATAGAATGACATAATCAGCATGCCCCACTGACCCAGGAGCTCAACGTAGTTGTTGTTGACCTCGATGTCTGCGGCGCTCATGCCAGCAAAAATAGTGTAAACCACTAGTATAAATATTAGCGTCATCGGGCGGATGTTCTTGGACAGCCACGAGTCGCTTGCCATGTCGGCCTGCTGGCGCTTGGTTAGCTCTTGTGCCTCGATGTTGTCGGCGTTAAGTTCGGCTAACTTGCCCTCTTGCTGGAGCTTGATGAGCTCTTGTTGTGCCTTGGCCTTAGCCTCTGGGTCTGGGATCAGCTTGTCAATTATCTTGGTGCCGATGTCAAACAGTGCCGTGATCGGGAACATTATTTCTTACCCCTTATGGCCCCACGTAAGGTACCAAGCAATGACACCAGCGACGATAAAGCAGTAGAGCTGAACTCTTTTAATTTCGTGTAGATCTTGATTAAACAGTTTTTCATTTTCTTTTTTCTCCTTTAAGAGACGCGCCTTGATGATCTGTATGTCATCCCACGCCTTGGGACCGTAGTTTCGTGTTACCTCGGCCTTCATCTTTTGCTCGAGGCGCTTAACTTCCTCGATGATTTTGAACTCGTCAAACGCCTTTAATATGGTCTGATCGATGTGAACCTTTTGCGCCTTGATGCGCTCTTGTGCGCGTTGCTGGGCTAGGTCGGTTGCTTCTTTTTGTACGTTGGCGATGCTGGTAGATAACTCCTTGCTGACCCCACGCGCGGAGTCAAGGGCACTACCAAGAGATTTTGCTCCTTCTAAAAAGCCAAATTGGTCTGACATTATTCATTAGTTTAATTTTACAAGTAGTGCGATCATGGTCGCTATAATAAAGCCAACAGATCCTATGAGGATCTGCTCGATGCGTTTTAGTCTGGCGTTAATGCCGGCGTATCGCTCGGCACAGACCGCCTCATGGGCGGACAGGGCCGCCTCGTTCTTGTCAATTAGTTCGCTCATAATTATTTTTAATTGCTCCAAACTTCCTGTGGTTGGGTAGGAAATACTGCGTCAAAGGTTGGGTTAACAGCTATATTTCTTATTGTGCTGCGGTATGAAATAAATTCAGCTTGATTCATTAGGTATGGGTTAGACTTTGCGGGGTCTGCCACATCCGCAATGGAAGTCCAATCAGTTGCGTTTAATATTTCAACCGCTTTGGTTTTGTTTTGTTGAGCTAATTCTTCGTTTTTAGCAGCAATTTGCTCTGCGTTCATATCCTTAACAATAAACGAGGTAAACCATTGACCGTCAACTTCGACTACAGGACCGCCATTTACATATTGATATGTCCCGCAAGTAGGGTAAGGACCATTCAAAACGGGGTCAGCACCTAACTCGTTAAGAATTTCAACAGTAGTCTGATTCCACGATGCCCCAGTTGTTTCACTCATATAAGTACGGAACTCAGGTTCATACATTACTGCGCCAGTTGAACGAACTCTAATTAACATAATTTATCCTTTAAGCTATAGACAGGAAAATATAACTACCACCTGATGCGTTAATTGTTGCATCGGATGTTACGATTTGGAAGCCACCTGTTGTGGTGTAGACCCAGTTTGCGTTAGATTCTGCGGCAGTTGAATTTAATGCCAAGCGTGGGTCTGTACCAGAGACCATTCCTCTAGCCGTATCCCATACCCACCAATCACCTGTAGAGTCTGTACGCTTAATTAATACAAACCTAGCTCCAGCAGTAAATCCACAATCAATGTCTTGTGAACTTCCACCATTACCTGTATAAGACCCAACTTTAGATACTCCAGGGCATGAGGCAAATAGATATGCTACATAAGTTTGTGATGATCCGTTTATTGCTGATGCGCTTCCAAGAGAAAATACAGATGAAGTTGGAGCAGTATTGTTCCAAGTGCCTGTATTATTTGTTTCTCCACCACTAGAGTTAAGGTTAATAAAATAACCTTGAGGGCTTGATCCACCATTAAGATCTTTGTGGTAAACAAACCAGCTAGCAGTTGACCCTGATCGTCTTTTAACAATATACATTTCAGGAACTACACCAAGGTTATGTGTTTGTGTAGTTGCGCTTCCTGTTCCTGTATAGCAGACTACATCAAAGAATCCTGATGCTCTGCGGAAGTTTTCAACAATAAAAGAACCGCCACTAGCATTTATTACTGTTCCACCTTGTAATTTGACTCCAGTATTACTATCGTACAAAGGACAAATTGTGCTACCTAAAGTACCTTCTGCGTCTGTTGTATTTGTTGCTAATTCTTTAGTTCCACCACGCAATCTATCAAAAACAACATTGTTATCAGAGTTTATTTTTGTTCTGTTTATAAACAAAGAAAAATCTACTGGAAAATCTGTTGTTATTGTTTGTCCTGTTGCTCCATTACCAGTATATGTTGTTGGTAAAAACACACTAGTACCAGTAGTAGGTACTTTCATTGGTCTACGGATTGCCATGTAGATGTATGTGCCACTTGTGTTTAGACCTTTAACTATGAACCCTGTAGCCGTAGGCTCAATAAAGTCATATGTTGCCTCTGCATTAGACGAGTTAGGTGCTAAATATTTATCGGTTGTTAAAGACATTCCTCGCATAACATCAGCAACAATCCACTCTTCATCTGCAGATATGTATTTAAGCATTACATATTGTGGCTCATAACCAAGAGTTACTGTGGTTAAAGAACTTCCTGTAAAACTACCACAACTAATTACATTATCTGTTCCTGCTGTACCAAATCCACCAGCGTCATGGGCGAATAGGTAGGCTACATAAGTTTGACCACTTTGATTTACATCATTATTTGACCCAACGGTAAAAACTGTATCAGTTGGTTGTGTTAAATTCCACAGCGTATCAAACGATGGAATTGCTGGATATTCTAAATATGGATCAGTTGTATTTAAAGCTAAACGACCATTTTGGGGAGTAGCGCTTGCCGCTCTATGATATACGTTCCATCTTGTGCCGCCAGCACTATACATTTTAACAACCATCATTCCTGGAACAGATCCAAGGTTATGAGCAATTTGCCTATTACTTGATCCATCACCAGTATAAGTAACTACATCAAAGAACTTAGCAGCTTTGCGGAATGTCCAAGAGCAAATTAAATCGCCTGTGTCTGAAACTACGGGGTTATATCCAAATCCATTGTTGTTAAAAGCATTACATACTTGAGTTGGATTTGATGCGTTTGTTGTGTTTGAAGATATGTACCCATCAGTTACTCCTCTTGCTGTATCTGTCAAATAGTGGGACATAACAGAAGAACCTGTACGCTTTTTAATCCAAACCAAGCCACCTTCACCAGATAAATCTATCCCATTGGTAATTGTTTGCGTAGAGCCATTACCTGTATATAACCAAGTAGAAAATACATCCTCGATGTAGTTAGCGGCAGTTTGTTGGGCAAACTCCCCAAAGCCTTGAGCTGATGCCGCACCTCTAGTTTGTACTAATGGCATGGGTATCCCTTAAGCAAACTTGGTTTGTGAGGCAAACACAGTAAATGCTGCACTGCCTGTCTTAACAATGGTGTACATATAGACATCTACGCTAGACGCATTACCCGCCGTTGGTGCTGTGCCGCCCTGCCATTTAGGAGTAACACTTGACCCATCAACTTGCACAGCACTGTTGTAGTAGGCAGTAGAGCCTTGAGTTACCAAGAACGCAGCCGTTACAGACTGACCTGTAGTCATAGCCGCATTTAAAGTTGTACCGCTAGAGGCTCTAAAGTTAACTGTCCAGTTAGCACTGGCATTTGATGTGTAATACAGAACAGACTGAGTCGTTATATCGTAGTTAATTGTGCCTGTAGCGGCTGTAGCAGATATGGTTGCAACCTCGGCAGTATCATTAAGAATCATTGCCAACGCACTAGAAGAACCGCTAAAAGTCTGTGTTGCGGTAAACGTGTTTGCCGCGTTAGTAACGGGAATGTTTGCACCAGCAAGTGTTGTAGCGCCTGTGCCACCGTTAGAAGGTTGTAGTACACCCGAGGTATTTACACCGGGTGCTAAGTTACCTAGATTGCGTGGGATTGCCATAATTTATTCCTTGTTATAATCATTTGAAACGCCGCCGAATTTTTTGATGATGTTAATAATTCGTGTGTTATCTTCCAGAGCCATAATTTCATGCGGCTCACCAGCACGAAAATCCATTATTTGACCCGCTATTGCTTCTTTTTCCCAATCATGCGAATAGGCTTTTATTTTGCCTTTGCATACGATAGTAATATGAACATTAGTTTCGTCATGTGTATGTTTAGGTAAAACATCTCCCACTACTTCAAAATCAAATATAGTGCCATTTAAATCGCCAGTATTTAGCGGTTTACTCAATAACATTTGGCGCTGATCCTGGTGTTTCATCAACGGATGTTATTGGCTCTGGGTTTGGTGGGGGTGTCCACTCGTTAGTTTGTGGATTGTAAGTCCAACCAATTCCAACCTCTAATCCATCAATCTCAACAGTGTAATGACTAGCTGGTGGTGTCCACACAGCGCCCTTATCTAGAACAATTGTGTTGTCTACTAAGTTTGTCTGGTTATCAATAACAGCGTAAATCATATTAAGCTCCATCAAAAACGGTTACGATAATTTGCCCATCACCACCAGCACCACTGTTATTGCCAGAACCTCCGCCACCACCGCCACCGCCAGGTTGTGTGCCCGCAGTAACAGCAGCCCCGCCAGAACCACCGAAACTAGATGCACCGCCAGTACCCCCGTTAGCGCCGCCACCACCACCACCGCCCCAAACACTATCCCCACCAGGTCTTCCAGCGGCAGGAATGTTACCACAACAATTTATAGTAACATTTTGCGCTCCACCGCCACCACCTTTATAAAGGGCGCTCATACCGCTAGTACTAGCTATAGCGGATGTATATGATTGACCGCCATAGCCGTCTGGTATAAAACTTGGTGAAACTTGACTTCCCCCCTGTTGGTTATAGCCAGGGCCTCCAGGTAAAGTATTAGCGCCAGCACTTAATTGACCGCCACCACCACCACCACAGGAATTTGTACCGCCAGGTCCGCCACCATAAGCAAAAACTAAAGAACCTAAACTTGAAGTTCCCCCAACCAAACCGTTTTGATTTTGAGAAGTTCTTGCTGCTCCGCCAGCTCCTACTGTTGCTGTTTCAGTAGCACTTAAAGCCGATAAATTAATCCAACGATAGTTGTAAGCACCGCCACCACCACCGCCTCCTCCGTTGCTTCCTGGAGTATATGAATTTGCCCCTCTTGCACCTGAACCGCCAGCACCCCATACTTGAATCAGTACACGAGCCTTTGCACCAAAACCTGTTGGCTTTGTCCATGTTCCAGAGCTTGTAAACGTTTGTACATCGGCGGCTTTTGCACCGCTTGCTGCTGGTGCGGCGCTTGTCCATGTAGTTCCGTTACTAACTAATACGTTGCCATTTGTGCCGGGAGCTACGACCTGCAAAGCAGATGTGCCATTGCCAAGAAGTACGTTGTTAGCTGTTAAGGTTGTAGCGCCTGTACCACCACCAGCAACACCTAAAGTTCCAAAGCTGGGAGCTGATGTGCCGTTACTGACTAATGCCTGGCCGCTTGTGCCATTAGCAATGAACGCTGTAGTTCCTGCAGCACTTTGGTACGGAATCTGACTAGCAATACCGCCAGCTAGATTGGTTGCCGTTGAAGCAACGCCAATATTAGAAATGTTGTACGCAATGACCTCAACAATGTCGCCCGCTGCTGCGCCAGTTGCCAGCACAACCGTTGTGCCGTTTGTAGCGGTAAAGTCTGTGCCGTTTAAAAATACGCCGTTTAGGTATACCTGCACAAAACCAACGGTATAAGAAACGGTAAATGTGGTTTGTGCCGCCGTAGCAGTAAACGACGTGCGAGTGTACGTTGCAGTTGCGCCGCTAATTGACTGGACTACACCGCCAGCGTCTTTGTAGTATAGTTTACCATCAGCAATGTTAATTGCTAACTCACCATTTACCAAATTGCCTGCAATTGGCGCGGCGGCTGGTGTAGAGCTGTAGTATAAACTAATCGGTGTAAATCCCGCTTGTGCCATATCTATTCCTTATAATACTCGAGGTTTTTTAATAGTCGCTCGTTATTGGGTTCAAATTCTAAGGCGTTAGTGCCGTGTCTTATTGCTTCTTCTTTAAATCCTAACCTGTACGCCGCAATAGCCGCCAAGTCGTGCGGCCTTGCTTTCCAGTTTTGTGCGTCGATTGTATACGTATAGGTACACTCTGTCAGCTTGAGTGCGTTACACGCCGCGCCGTAACACTCCTCCCATAATCCTTTTCTGTAGCACGCCTGTGCTAACTCACACCATGTCTCACGCACGCCCGCGTCTTCGGATACTGCCCTGCGGTACCAACCTATTCCGTCGTGTCCTAGGTTGTCGTAGCAGTTACCAATCAACCTCATGGCGTACGATCTTTCGTTATTCCACGTCGCCTCTGGCATCGCTAGATACTTTTGCAGTGCCACAATCGCCTCGTTCCACTTCTGGTAGTACGTTAGCTCCCTAGCGTAATAAAACGCATTACGTGGACAGCTTGGGTCTTCCTTGACCGACATCTCCAGCAGATCTAAGTACTGACCCCGTGACTTTGTCTCGTCGGGGTGGTGCGTAATCATCAACATCTCACTATACGCAAACACTTCCTTGGTCCGATGATCTGGCCTAATGTACTCGTGGCACGGGTGGTGCCAGTGGTAACCCTTGCGGGTGTGTACCTTCGTACTGTAAAACACTTTACCGTGTCCCCAGTCAAACTTATAACTGAGTCTGGTGGTCTCTGGTGTCCAGAGACGCTCTAATTCTTCACGCCAGCCTGGCTCTAACTGCTCGTCTAAGTCTAGCGATATGCAGACGTCGATATCAGCGGGAAGTAGCGCCAAAGCGGCATTCCGAGCATGATCGAAGCGCCAAGGAGAAATGCAAATGCTATGAACAACAGCCCCATACTTTTTAGCCTCCTCGACCGTACCATCCGTAGAACCAGTGTCGGCGATCATAATATAATCCGCTAACTTACTGGACTCGCAGAATGTCTTTACAAACTGCTCTTCGTTTTTCGATATGCCATATACGGCTATCTTAAGTTTTGATTGCATTTTTATAGTATTCCTCAAGTTTTTCAACTCGCTTATTGTCTACGCATTTTTTAATCCAAATTGGCATTTTGTTTACAAATTTTGCAAAATTCGTAATGCTTTGGAATTTAGTACCGCAGACTTCTATTGGTCTACTATTGTGTGTCCCGTTTTTACGGATTTCTTTCATCTTTTTAATTGTATCAGCATTATGGGTTTTACCCTTTCTTGCTAGTGCAATGTTGTTTCTGTGTTGCTTAGAAAACTTCATTCCTATTCTGGATGTTGATAGTTTATTTTTTGATTCTTGTTTCCATTTTAATCCAGATGTACCATCGCCACCGTTTGTTATGTTAACTAATGGCATTTTCATTTCTTTTAAGCATTCAATTAGTAATACCTCATGATCAAATGCTTCTTGTTCTGTTTTCCAATGTGCTAAAATTTTAACATTCAATCCTTCTTTAGCAACCATTTTTTGCCAAGACCAATTTCTGCTTCCTTTACTATACGCTCTTTTTTCTATACCTTTTCCAATATAAAAAATAGTGCCGTCTTGTTTAGTATGTGCGTATGTAACAAAACCCATATTAAAATGTACCGCCACTCACTCCAATGTATGCCGTTGCGGTTATTGTACCAGCACTAAAGTTACCGTTGGTATCGCGCTGTACCAGCGCGCTTGCGGTGTTAGCACTTGCTGCCACTAATGACGTACCCCACGCCGTGCCAGTTGACACTGCCACGCCAGCGGCTGGGTATGTCGTCGGTCCAGTATCGCCAGTAGGTCCGGTTGGGCCTTGTGGTCCAGTCCATCCTGTCGGACCAGTTGGGCCTTGAGGTCCGGTGTCACCCGTCGGACCAGTCGGGCCTACTTGTCCTTGCGGACCAGTCCATCCTGTTGGACCTGTTGCACCTTGTATTCCTTGCGGACCTGTGGGACCTTGTGGTCCAGTGTCACCCGTTGGACCTTGTGGTCCTGTTGGTCCAACCACGTTAAACGCAATCGTCGTGACAATGTGCGACTGCGCATTGCTGCGCATGTGTAACGATGCTGTTGGCGTTCCTGTTTGCGATTGAACATAAACATTAACCAGTATTCGACTGTTTACGGATGCTAGTGTAGACGTAGGGACAAACAGATCATACTCATACAATCCAAGAGTTGCACTTGCAACGGCAGTTCCACCAGCGTAATTTCCGCTGGCAAGCGTTTGTAGTACGGTCGTGCCGTTTGACGCAACCTCTTGCACTTCAGTCCAAAATCGGTATGTGCTGCCGCCCGAGTTGTGTTGCATCCACGCATACAGTTCCCACAGACCACCAACAAATGATGTGTTGTTAGGAACACCAGCAGCCGTTACAAATGAACCTAATAAAACTGGCGTGCTTGAGTTTGTTGCCCTTGAAAGATCAGTCTGCGCGCCGGTGTTTGGCACCACTAATAAATTGTATGCTTGTGGTCCAGTTGCCGTTGCACCGTCGAGGAACAATGTCAATCCTGTCGTCTGACCTTGTGGTCCTGTCGGTCCTGTGACACCCTGTATACCCTGCGGTCCCGTGTCGCCCGTTGGGCCAGTTGCACCTTGGATGCCTTGAGGTCCAGTTGGGCCTTGAGGTCCAGTGTCACCAGTGGGGCCTTGGATGCCTTGCGGACCGGTGGGTCCCTGTGTGCCTTGCGGTCCAGTTGGACCTTGTGGGCCAGTTACATTGGATGCTGCGCCTGTCGGTCCAGTATCGCCAGTGGGTCCTACGGGACCTATTGGGCCAGTTGGCCCTTGTATACCTTGCGATCCTTGCGGTCCAGTGGCTCCCGTAGATCCGGTTGGGCCCGTTACATTAGACGCGGCACCTGTCGGTCCAGTATCGCCAGTGGGTCCTGTCGGTCCGACAACACTTGACGGAGCGCCTGTGGGTCCAGTTGCCCCTGTGGGTCCAGTTGCCCCTGTAGGTCCTGCTACGCTTGACGCGGGGCCAGTTGCGCCAGTGGGTCCGGTCGGTCCAGTTGGGCCGGCGTTGCCTTGCGGACCAGTGGGGCCAGTTGGGCCACCAAGATTAGAAATGCTTTGTAGCTGGGTCTGTTTAGTGACTCCGTTTTGGACAACAACAGTAACCTCATTACCTGTTAACGGTCCCGCTACTTGTAGTTGTGTTATTGAACGGTCTGCCATTTATGTCTCTTATAATTTTAAGTCGCCAGACTCGCCAGCGTTAGGTGGTGTGCCATCAATAAAGAAGCTGTCATTTTGCGGCGGGTTATTTGCTCCACCATCGGTAACAATTTGTTGTCCACTTACTGGTCCGGTTGCCACAGACACATCTGGGCGCGGGAAACGCAACGCAATGTTTTCTGTCTGACGCGCTGGTAATCTCCAGGGGTCATAATTGTCTTTATCTGCCGCGCACACACGCATACCAGGAAAATTTGGGTCGGGCATTAAATCTGTGTACGCAAACTTCCTGCTGCAGCGATCACAAATCGCCACAGACAGGACACTATTACCCCGAGTGTCGAGGTAGACAGGCATTACTTAACTCCGGATTGAATTACCGTTAAAGTGTCACCCTCAGCGGCGCCAGACAAACGAATAGCACGATATGGCTGTGCTAAAAAAGTTGCAGTATTTGGTGCTGTTGTTGGCGCAGTAATCCAAGTAAAACTTGCGGTTGTAAAATTTTGATTTACAACGGGGTAGGGGTCTGTTGCCGTTACTTGAACGGTGCCAGATCCGGTCTTTGAATATGTTACTTGGAACGGGGCGATGTATTGGTCGAGTACAACTGGAGCAGTTACCCCAGTTGCATCAGCCGTCACGGTTACTTGACGCATGATTGGCTCCTAATTAGTTGTTGGTGTAGCCAGAACCGTATGGAGTAATTGAGCCGTCATTGTTACGTGCCGTGTAGTTAACATCCAATGTGCCACCCAATGTGCCGCTTGACAATACTGTCACCGCTGCTGCGGAGAATGTCAATGTTGCGTCAAGTGGGCCGATGTTAGCAAGAATAGCAGCAACAGCCGCACTAGCGGTAAACACACCAGCGATACGGCCACCAGCCGCTGTTGGGGTAATTGTTCCGATAGCGGTAGTAGTAACAACGCCAGTTGTTGGGTTGGTGATGCTGATAGACATAGTGATCACGCCACCAGTTAAACCAACGGGGACTGTGGTTTGATAAAGAGAAAATGACTCAATGATCGCGCCGGCTGGCAATACAAAAGGAACTGCTGTGGTTGTGCCAACGGGGGCTGTTGTTAGCGTGGTAGCTCCAGCGGTTACGGCCGTAATTGGATTTAAAATTACGTCTTGTTGGCTGATACGAGCCGCACCAGTATTGTCTGGGGCGATTGTGCCGTCGTTAGTTGGGTTGTTACGCTTAAAAATGCGTAATGGTTGTGTAAATGTGCTAGACATTGTTGTGTTTCCTTATCTCAGTGGGTATCCCAAGCTGTCTCTGAGTCGTCTCACCGGGAAGGGTCGGTGGTCAGGATGGGATTAATCTTCCTATAACTACTAATGCAAATTAAATAGAAAAACCGCCCCAAATAGTAAAAAAGCCACCCTTGTGGGGTGGCTTTTAGGACTACGGAGGTGCTAATTAAACGCCAGCGGTGCCGTAGATGTTACGGGCATCGTGCCAGCCGGTCGCATAACGCTCGGTGGCTTTGTAGCGCATAGAATCAGTCTCGAAGTCGCCTTCCATGGATTTCTCCATTGGACGACGCATTACGAGCATGAGACCATTCTCAGCATCGGTCTGTACCCACCATGCTTTGGAAGAGCTCAAACGGGTTACAACGTGTGTACCCTTTGGAAGCATTCCAGTAGACTTGATTGGGTTGAGATCGTTGTCAGCAGTACCAGAACGGAGAACAGACTTGAGGATTACCTCTGCCTGGAACTCGAGTGCTGGGGGTACTACTAACTGCTCGGCCTTCAAGCGAATACGCTTACCGTTGTTGTCGATTGCAGAACGGATCTGGATGAGGATTTGCTCAACAGAAGTCTGCGACAAGCTAGCAGCAGTGCTTAACTGGTTGCTGTATGTCAGACCGTTAGCTACAGGGTGAGCTGTGTTTACTAAAGTTACGCCGTCACCGCCAACATAGCCGGCTGTGAATGCAAAGTTTAATAAGTTAGCGCACAATGTCTCTTTGGTCTCAATCATAGACTGAGCTAAGTGCTTGGCGAAGGTGCTGCCGATACGGATGTGATCACCGTCTTCCATCAATACCTTAGTCAAGGCATATGCCAAGCCATAGATTTGATAGATGAAACGTGTGATGTACAGAGTACCACCCTGGTCATAGCTGACAGGAGTTCCGTCAGGCATCGCAGGAGCGGCATTCATACCGAACAGCATTACTTCTTCGTGATAATTACGTGGAATACCTTGGATCTGCTCTACAAATCCCTTCCACTCGTCAGCGCGTTGTTCATAAACGCCATCAAAGACTTCGTTGATAATCGGCTCGACTACCGCACGAAAGTCTGTACTACGCATTGGGGTTGCCATGTGTTAGTTCCTTTCGTTGTTAATTAAATCGAGACCTTAGGCGCTACAAACGTGTTGTTAGCGATTTGGACCTGAACAATCGTGAATGCGTCACCCCAAGCGTTTAATTCGCCTGTTGGATAAGCTACTTCACGGCCTAGACCTACTACGCGAACTTGTCCTTGAACAGTGGTAGCAACAGGAGTTGCCAACAATGCTGTAGTGGAAAAGCCTGCGCCACCTGTACCAATGGTATAACCGTCGATTGTTCTCGAACCTGTGGTTGTATCAAAGTTGTACTGACGACCGATGTAGGCGGTAGTTGCTGAACCGTTTACTTGAGCCTCATAAACGAGTGATGGGTCTGCGAAGATCCAAAATACGATTTGAGTAGCTGCGTCTAAAGTTGCCTTAGATGCAGACTTGCCAACAGTACGACGGCCTTCAGCGGTTGTATATTCTACACCGTCAAATACACCGTACACGGTGCCAGAGGCAGCGGTTTGGTTTGCAATGGTCAATTGACCCGAAGCGGTAAGGCTTACTGGTTGGTACTGGTAAAAAGTTTCGCCAGCACTCAAAGAGTAAGGAGCTGTAAATGTAGTACCAGTGACGAAAGTGTTGGTTCCAACGAATGGAACAGCACGATCAAGGCCACTTGGATGATACACCGGCTTCAGACCAAAGGGTTTAAATGTTGTGGACATTTATAGTTTTCCTTTGTTAATTTTTGAAGAATGTTATGAGAAACGAATATTACTATTCGCCTTTGCGGCCTCTTTGTCCATTTCCAAAATTCCACCCTCAAGAATTGATCTACCGCCTTTACTTTCCTGAGCAGTGCTCCGGACGTTTGCGGTAATGTTACGCTGATGTTCGAGGGGATCCTCAAGGTGCAGCATACGCATCACTTCCTGATAGATTTCTTCTGGTAATTTGAAGAGAACCATTTCGTTACAGCTAACACAGCCTTCAAACTTGCCCGAGCTCATTTTACCTAGCGATTCAAAGCCTTTTCCTAATTCGGCGGCTTTCACTGGCTCATAACCCAACGCCATGCGTTTGTCGATACTGTCATAATTATTTGTGGTGGATAACCAGCACAAATGGAATCCAGGAATTGTTCCCCCTGGAATGTCTGGCAACGCGCTATTTTGCCATTTATCTCTGAACGCCTCTGCACGTTCGCGCTTTGATTTTGCGTTTGGATCTTCCGATGCCATACGATCTTTTACTTCTTCGACTCGATCTAATAAACGATCTTCTAAGTCGCGTTTGATTCTTGTATTTGCCATGATAATTATCCTTTGTTAGCGCGATCATACGATGCGTATGCGCGGATCATTTTGTTTCGTTTCTCAACATCGTCCCACGCACCAGCGTCTTTAATTGCCTGAACACGCTGAGGACTCAACGTGATTGTTCCAGGTCTTGCGCTGGTTGTGTTTGCCACCCGGCTAGAGGCCGTTGGGCCCGCTCTACGGGTTTGCTGACCGCCCTTTGAGGTGTAGCGGTGTGGCAGACGTGCCGATAAACGATTGTCTAACTCTTCCCAGTACTCGGAATCACTTGGATCCCAACCATCTGCGGCAAGTTCTTGATCAATTACCTTGGCGATTCTACTATCTGTATCTCGAGCCTGCGGGTCATACCAAGAGTTTTTCTTTAACCACTGAGTTGCATTTTGCTGTACTTCAGTGCTAATTTCGTTTGGTACGTTTTGCTTAGGAGCTTTTGCTTGCTCGAGCTGTTGTTTTTTGTAATACTGAACTTGTTGAAGACGTTGTTTTGCGTCTGTCAATTGTTCTAAATATTCTACCTGTCCTGTTGCGTCACCTGACTGTGCTGCTTGCAACATCTTCATTTTGGCATATTCTACACGAGTTGCCTCGTCTTCAATCGCCTTATCAATCTGTGCAAACTGATAGGATGCTGCTGTGTTTTCTACTTTAGCTAGACGCTCTGCTAATTCAGCATTACGTCGTTCAAGTGCGCTAATTTTGTTGCGAGCTGTTGCCTCGCGCTGTTTGTTTAATTCTTTTTTGAGTCTACGCTCTTCTCTGCGCGCCTCTCGAATCTTTTCGCGGTCTTCGTCGGTTTCTTCAGGATCGGAATCCACTTCGCCACCATCGGCAGCTTCTACGGGCTCATCGTCGTCCTGATCACTGTCTTCGACAGCATCATCTTTTTGTTTTTCTTCATCTGGAAAGTGATCAACATGCTCTTCCAGTTTGGCTAAAACGGAGCCATCGTTTTGTTCCTTGATCGGAACGTCTTTTTCATTATCTGCCATAATTTTCTTTCAAAATTAGTCTACAAACGCTTTCATCTTCTGCGCATGGTCAAATGACTTGATGCGTGAGATGATTTCACGTGCCTGGATGGTAATAAACACCACGGGGGCGCCTTCATCATTCGGATTAACAACAAAACGGTCACCGCCGTACTTGATGGTTCTAACCAAATCGCCTTCTTTGCACCAAGGGCCTTCAATCCAAGGCTCTAAAGTATCTGGCGACTTATATGCTAGTGGGCCAATCTGGCGTACTTTAGCTACAGTCTCATTGAAACGTAACGTTTGCCGGGTTTCATCAACTAAAATGATTCCGCCCTTGCTTCTGTCCTTCTCCCGTCGTAACTGCACTAAAACACGGTCTCCGGCTACTTCAATACCTGGATCAATGTCCGGAAAGCATTCCGCTTCCGAGCGAAGATCTGGGTCTTCCTTTTGTGATAAATCAAATGCCATGCGGCAGTCCTTTCTTGAATCTTACGATTCGTCTTCGTCGTCTTCCGTTAAAATCTCGTTAATAATATCCAACGTAATCTTAAAACCTTCGTATCGGCCAACCAATCTCTGGTAGTCCTCAAACGAATTTACGTTAGTTCCCGCGGTAACGGATTCCGCTAGTGATTTTTGCTCAGCCTTTACACGACCGATAATTTCAGATATAAAGTCCTTCATAATCTTACTAATGCAAGTATATGAAGGAATCCGCCCTAAAATTAATAAAAATTGCCGCCTGGGATATCTTTAAGGTTTTTACCTGGACCGACTGGCTTACCATTTCTTAATTTAGCTTGGGCTGCGCCACGCTTCCAGTTGTTGTCGCGGTGGCTGCCAGACGCGCCGGCGTCTAAGTTTTTCTCTCCAGGGCCGCCGCCGCTAGATAGTTGACCAGTCTCCTGGTATGTTTGACGAAAGCCTTTTAAATTTTCGGCCATGTTATGCTCCTGTGGTGGGTTTTGGTTGTAGGGCTGCTTGTACTGCCTGTTTTACTAGTTCTGAATCTGTTAAAAACTGCTGTTTTTCGATTTCAATGCCGTGCTGACGGATATCTTTCTCTGCCTCGTTTACTGCCTGGATACCGAGCATAGCTTGCTCTTGTGCCAATGCAATGTCTTGGGCCGATAGCTGTGCCTGAGCCTGAAGCGCTGCTACACGCTCGCGCGAGGAGTTATTCATGCTGTTAACTGCAATATTGGTGGAGTTCTTCTGATTATCCAGCTCGGTTTGTACTTCGTACTTACTCTGTAATTCCAGCACCTTACGCTGTAACTCAGCAATCTTAAGCTCGTAGTCTTGTTGGCTCTTTTGCTGGTCCATCTGCATTTTAAGCTGTGCTTCTTGTTGTTTGCGCTGGGTTTCTGCCATCTGGGTCTTAAGAATAACCTGGGCGGTTGGGTCTTGAGACGCAATTTGTTCCATTTTAGACTGCTGTGCTTGCTGAACTTTTTGTGCTAGTTGTTGAATTTGTTGTACGTACGGCTGCATTGTCATCTGGGCGTCTTGACCAACCATTTGTGATGCCAGGGCCAGGGCCTGCTGGGATTCCAAATCCAAGGGCTTTTCTTGGTTTAGCTCTAGTGTGTCTCTTCCGCCCGATGCCTGTGCTACGTATGCGCGCATGGACTGCAGATAGTGTAAAGTTAAGTGTTGTTTGATGTGTTCTAAAGCATGAGGTGCAAATACCGGACCGATTACCGGGTTGCCGCCGTAGGCTGGATTATTTGCGTATTCTAAGTGAATCTTAATGTGGCTAATGTGGTCTTGGTCTGGATACGCCGCCGCTGGTCTACCCATGGTCATAGAAACGTTTTCTAGCGCTGGGTTAGACTCTTTCGCGCCCAATGGATTTGGAAGTATCTCATCGACGTTAGGTACTTTAAGTTGGTTTAAGACTCTGCGGTACGCTGCACGAATGTCAAACATCCCCGGAGGAGCAGATGTCGCCATCTGAAGAATTGCTTGGTTTTGAGCTAGACGTTGCGTCTCAGAAAAAATATTGGGATCAGATACTGGGCGTACGTCGTTGTTATACGAGAAGTCACGTACTTCAATTGCCTCACCGGACTGGTTGTCCATCTCCTCCAAGTACCAGTGATTGATACGGGAGATAATTGCCAGTGACTTAGCCTGACTGCGGTGTAATCGTGCGTGAATGCTGGAGAATACTTTGGCGCCCTGCTCGATAAGAGCCTGGGCCGTACCGACCGGCATGTTGTTGTTTGCCTCGCCGATCTTTTCTTCTGCGGTGGTTACTACACCCTTTGCTGCGTCAGTTAACCAGCCCAGTAAATTAAATAATACACTGGACGGCTGGTTAAATGGCATCGGCATCGCAATCTTGCGAACGTCGTCAACGCCAGGTGCACCTTCAATTTCTACTACTTGCGTAGGTTCGATTCGATCGCTTTGGCCACCAATTCGTCCACCCTTGAGCTTAAGTAGCGTTTGGGAATTGTTAATATGCGCCGCGTCCAAGAGAGCGCGTAGAGCACCAGTGAGAGCAGCGCTAAGACCGCCAATAAGATGGGGAAGGCCAATAGCATAAGCGCCACGCCAAGGGATAAATTTAAACTCGACATACCAGTCCAGTTTTTCAAACTTCTCATCATTTGCTTCCCAGTTACGATACAGACCCAAGACTTTGCTTGTGGTCTCATCAATCATTAAAATGTACGGCGCGCGTTTGCCTTCTGTCTCTGAGTCTTCGTCAAGGCGCATAAAACATGTAATCTCATAAACACGACGTAATCCGTCGATGTTTTTAGAAGGCATGTCTTTGCCCTCGATCTTGTTGTTTGCTTTTTCAGATCTAGTCTGATCATTTAACGGCGCATCCGACGAGTATTCGCTATCAATGTCAAGGTAAATACCCGCCTCAACACGTTGTAAGAATGTGTCTTCGGTAATGTCTTGTACTTCGGTTACACGCTGCGCTGTGTAGAAATTGGTTGACGAGTATGGTAACAAGATGTTATCAATTGCAACCCACTCGCAGATTGGACGCTTTTGCTCTTCGTCCCAGCGCCACTTAAGGAACTGTGACCCACCCAGTGGTAATTGAGTGAGCAGCTGCTCCATCTCGTCGCGGTACTCAGGCACCTGCTCGGTTAACTGCCAGTTAAGGAAGTTTACTTTGCGGTCAGCTGTCTCTTCTTTAATTCGGTTAGCTTCGCCCTTGATGTTAGACTTAACTAAGCCGTCGGGTGGAAGTAATTCTTTAGCCGTTGACGCAGCGAAGTCAACGCAGGCCTCTGCCATAACCGGATGAACCACTTTGGAAGCACCGTCAAACGTCGCCCCTCCAGGTGCATCTTTTCCAAGCCCAGTTCTACGCAATCCTTCTTCATACTGTTTGTCTCTCTGTGAGCGCGACTCTTTGTCGACGTCAATTAAATCCAAGTACTCTGCCGCCAATGTTTGAAGCGTGCCCTCATCAAGCACTTCGGCCAAGTTTTCATAAAACTCAGGGTTCTTGCGTGGGCTTTGTTTTTCTTTGTAGTTAACGACAACGGAGCCGTCTTCTAACTCAATTACTTCCTCTTCAACGTCGCCCGGTTCTAGTCCAAGCGCCTCTTCGTAGTAATCCATCTCGGCATCTTGCGCCATGGCCTCTTCGATGTTTTGCTCGGTGTCAAGGCCTGGTAAGTTAGCGCCAGACTGAATGGGTAATATTGGGTTTGCCATTATTTTTTAATCTTTTTTGAAATTGCGCTTGCCGCTTTTTTGATTGGCTTTGCAAAAGGAAGAATACTTAATCCAGCAATTCCGCCAGTCAAAGCGGCTCCACCAGTTTCTCCTTGCTCTAATTGTCGTTTCATTTCTGGTCCTGCGTCAACAATAGATGTCGCCATTGAGAGCGGGTTTAAAAATTGAAGTGGTAAATATTCTGTTTGCTGCCCCTCAGATCCAGTCCCAAATAATCTGTCGGCCGGTCTTTCACCAATCAAACTTGCTATTTTGTCGCGCATCCAAGTTGTTGCTGTTTGTGGTTGTGCTTGAAACGTTGGCTCAACTTGTGGCACTTGATTTGACATTTGGTAGTCATATGCTTGCATTAGAGCCCGCAACATTTCGGGGCTCATTTGATTTGTAGACCCGCCGTCAGCAAAAAACTTCGGCTGTATGCCAGACTCTTCCATCAACGCCTGTTGCGGAGTCTTTAACATGCCAGGGGAGGCGGGTACCATACCGGCCTCTTCCATTAGCATTTGTTGTGGGGTCTTTAAAAAGTTCATTTTGAGCGGGTAGTTATTCCTATTTATACTAATGCACAAAACTGTGGGGATCCGCCCTACTGGGCGTACGGGTTGGCAAATCGCTTGCTCATGTCGTCGTCCACGTAACTATAGTCTCGAGCTGGTAGCGGGTCGAGTTGGATCCATCCAGAATCACGTAGAACACGCAGCGCTTGCGAGAGGGAGTCGACGTAGTCATCGTGTCCTCCAGCCTCTGGAAATGAACATACTTGACGCAGAAAACGTTTTGCCCAGTCTGCATATTCCCCTTTTCGTTGTGGTTCCTCTGGTATCCAAACTTTTCCTTTGGCCACCAAGGGTGCTACAATGTTTAATCGTTGTACCTTATCGGCTCGGCCGGGGTTGTACCCCCTGACCGGGACACCGGCTCCTTGGAGCTCCTGGATCAGCGAGATACCCGCCGACTTGTCTTCCATTAAGATCAGGTCCGCCTTTCGGCCCTTGCCAAAGTCATTATCGGCGCCGTAGACGACCTCCTTAAAGTCGTTAATTACTTTCCTACGTAGCTCCGGGTAAGACAGGTGCTCATCCCAAGAGTCTAGCAGTATCACTGCCGTGCCAGCGTCTTGTTGTTCAAACACGCCCCAAATTGTGCAGGCGGTCGGGTCGTTCATTGTCTTCTCAGAAGTCGCCGGATCATACGACGCAATGACATACTCCAGCGTTGGAGTCGGCTTGTTGGCTGGCCAGAGCTTAAACTGTTTGCGCTTGATGATTCCGGACTGCTCCGGGTCAAGGATCTCGCCATAGATCTCTTGGCGGCCAATGTCAGTGCCGTCGTAAGTCTCAAGCTGTTTGAAGAACGTCTCTGAGAGGTTGGCTCTGTTGTCATAAGACGAGGCGTTTGACACGTACACGTCGCCGCCTACTTTACCCTCGTTTAGGTCTACAATTAATTCTTTTGGCTTGGGTGTGGTAGTAATAATCTGCTGCACTCGGGGAATGCGTGGGTCCCGTAAGCGGAGCGTAAACTGCACGCCATCGTAGGCATCGTCGATGTAATCAAATGCACACAGCTCGTCAAACCAGGCGCCGTGATATTGCTTACCTCGGTAGCGCTCGGGCTCCGAGGCAGGGATCCCCTGTATAAGAGATCCATTTGTAAGGGTGATTTCAAACAGGGACTTGTTGTAGTCTCGTATAAGTGACGGGGGAATGATATTGAGAAGTCCAGAGTCCCCCTCGAAACAGGTTGCACGTATATCGTTTGAAGTGGGGGCGGTGACGAGCCAGCGGGTGTTGTCATACACCCAAGCACGGATACCAATCCAGTGGCTAGCAGTGTGCGTCTTACCCGATCCGCGGCCGGCAAGCATAAGAAACGTATCATACTCACCATCATCTGGCTCCCGTTGGTGCGGCAGTGCCTGTAGGTGCCAACGGACTCGCCAAACGGCGGCCTCGAGCTGGTCCTTAGGCCAGTGCGTGCGTGCTTGTGCGAACTTTTTTAATTTAAGTTCTTGTTCTGATGTTAACGACATTTTTCATTTTCTATAACAGAAATCATTGCTTTTAAAATTGGCAATACAGTTTGTCCACCATACTCGTTTAATGTTTTGTTTACAGCAGTCAAAACAACCCTAGTATTTTCTGGCGTATAGTTTTTTATTTTTGGGTCTATACGGTCAAGAGATGGGGCGTATGGATTACTGCTAAACTCATTAACTGCGTTTAAGTCAAAAGGAAGCCCGGTGTACTCACAAATTCCCTTTTCTAATTTTTTAACAATCCAATCAACGGTTACGGTTACATCAGAATTTTTTGATTTTGACCGTCGTTTAGCGTTATGCCACATTTTGTTGGCTCTTCCACTAAAAGTCATTGCGTATTGTTTTCTTTGTTCAGGTGTAGATGGCATTTTTTATTCCTCCTATACCTACTAATGCAATTTTCAATGAAAAGGCGCCCTTCTCAATGAAAATACTTTGTTATCTACAAGATATAAACCCTTCGCCAACAAGATAGCTGTTATCCGGCCCGTCTGTTTCAATGTGAACACAGGTCTGTGGCTGGATCTTTGTAATTTTTTCAATATACCTACGCGCCTGGTGTATTTTTATCGGCTTAGATACCTGATTAGGTACCAACTTTAGCCTGGTTTTAAAAGTTAGCGTGTAGGTACTATTTTTTTCTGTAAACGCGAGGTTAGTCTTGCCACCCAGCGACTCAATAAGGCCCTGAATTGACAGCGCCGTGCCGTAATGTGTGCTAGAGAACCTAAACAGGTCCCTCCGCGGCGAATATTGGCGCGGTTTTGCAAACAAAATGCCGCGCAGCAGCTCAATTCGCTGCTCTTTGTCTGCCAGCAAGTAGTTTGCCGGTATTTTTGTTGGGATATTTGGGGCCAACTGTGACTCTATGGTCGGCGATATGGTAAACTGCCGCCAGCCGTTGTGTATTGTCTTGCGAATCTTGACCTTGTACCCAAAATCTTTGAGCTGGCGCTCTACTTCTTCCTGTGTCGATGGGGTTGTCGTAAAAAATCCGCTGGGTTTGCGGTTTATAAACCAAAAACCAAACACAAACGGCGGGACTGGTAGGGTCTGGTGGGGTAGCTCGATGGGTTTTGTGGTAGGGATCGAGTAGATCTTACAATTTGTCTCGTCTTTCAGGTCGCCATCTAGCAACTTTTCTACATTCATCGGCTTTAGTGGCCGCCTAAAGGGGTGGTATCCCTTGTATTGTATGACTCTGTCCCTATATTTAAAGTTTTCTACCAAAAATTCTAGGCGCTTGTCGCCAGAGATTGTCAGGTAGTCATTTAGCATGACCTCGTAGCAGTCGTCTGAGAAGTATTCCTGTACCAACTTTACCCGCACCGGTTTACCATTCCGGTCAAACAGGTAGTCACCCGGCTGGATTTTGTTTGCCGGTTTCCAATAGTCCAGGGTCAGGACTT